GGCGGCTTCCCGGCTGGCAACCTCGCCTTGCCTCGCCCGCCCGTGTCCAGCGTCGAGAGCGTCACCTACCGCGACCGCGACGGCACCGAACAGACCTTCACCGACTTCCTGGCCTACCTCGACCGGGACGCCCCGTTCATCGCCCCGACGACCCGCTGGCCCTCGACGCAGGAACACCCCGACGCGGTTGTGGTCCGGTTCGTGGCCGGGTTCGACGAGGCCCCCGACCGCGCCCGCGTGGCGATCCTGTCCCTTGTCTCGCACTGGTATGACACCCGCACCCCGAACGAGGGGAACGTGCGCGAGGTGCCGCACCACATCACCCGCCTGTTGAACAGCACCCGGACCTGGGCGCAGGCATGACGACCCGCGACCCATATCAGGGGCAGCGTCTCGGGAACCTGCGCGAGCGCGTCATGCTCCAACAGGCGACCACCACCACAGACGGCTATGGCGGCACCGTCTATGAGTGGCACGACGTGGCCGAGGTATGGGCACGGGTGGAGCCGGTGAAATCCGCCGAGGAGTTCATAGCCGGGGGCATCCAGACCGTCACCGACGTGCTGGTGCATATCCGCTTTCATCCCGACGTGACGACCGCGTGGCGGCTCATCTGGCAGGGGCAGACCTACGGCATCACGGGGGTGCGCAATCTCGACGAGCGCCGCGCCTTCCTTGCCCTAGACTGCACTCACTGGTGAGCGGCGGCTGGCCCTACTACACCGCCCGCTGGGCACGGCTCCGCAGGAAGGTGCTGGCAGGCGAACCCATGTGCCGAGCATGTGCATCCCTGGGCAGGCACACCCCGGCGCAGGACGTGGACCATATCCAGCCGATCAAGGCAGGCGGCTCACCGTGGAGCATGGACAACCTGCAACCCCTCTGCGCCCCTCATCACAGCTTCAAGACCGGCACCTATGACAAAGCGGGCAGGCCGTGGAGTGAGTGGGAACGGCGCGGATGCAACCCGGACGGCTCACCCCGCGACCCGGACCACCCGTGGCATAGCGGCTGAGAGCGCCGCACAGCGCCATCTCCCCCAACTTGGGGGAGATCACCCGACAGCATCGAGAGGCCATCCAGCGGCCAGCACAGCGGGCACCGGGGGCGGTTCCATCGCTATGGCCGACAGCCGGAAACCGACGGCCCATCTACATTCACAGTAAGTTTGCTAGGATTGCTAGCACATGCTAGCATTGTTTCATGGGACTTCGTGGACCGGGCGCAAAGCCCATCAAGAAGAAGGCTGAGGACGGCGAGAAGCCGAAGCGCCGCCGCCTGAAATGGCGCAAGCGGGGGCTGACCCGTGCCGAGCGCGTCATTGCCTTCATCGAGTCCCTGAGCATCACGGCAGGGGCACACGCGGGCCGCAAGTTCGAGCTGCGCGACTGGCAAAAGGCCATCATCGAGGCCGTCTATTCCACCGACGACGACGGGGTGCGGCAGGTGCGCCAAGCCCTGCTGGCGATCCCGAGGAAGAACGGCAAGACCCAACTGGCGGCAGCTCTGGCCCTTTGTCACCTGGCAGGCCCCGAGGCTGAGAGCCGGGGGCAGGTGTATTCCGCCGCTGCTGACCGCGACCAGGCTGCGCTGCTGTTCAAGGAAATGGTGGCCCTCATCGAGGGGTTCGAGTTCCTGGCCGAGCGCATCGTGATCCGCACCCACAACAAGACGCTCGAGGACGTGGAAACGGGTTCGATGTATCAGGCCCTCAGCTCCGACGCCCGGAAGGCGCACGGGCTTTCCCCGTCCTTCGTGGTTTGCGACGAGCTGGCGCAGTGGCACGGGCGCGAGCTTTACGACAACCTCATCACCGGCACGGGGGCGCGGGCCGAGCCGCTGGTTATCACCATCTCGACCATGAGCGCGGACCCTAACAGCGTCATGTCCGAGCTGGTGGCCTATGGGCGGCAGGTGCTCGACGGCACCATCACCGACCCGACCTTTCACCCCGTGATCTACAGCGCCGACGAGAAGGCCGACCCGTGGGACGAGGACACATGGTTCGCCTGCAACCCGGCCTTGGGCGACTTCCGCAGCCTGCCCGAAATGCGCACCGCAGCGGCGCAGGCGCAGCGACTTCCAGCCCGTGAGCCGTCCTTTCGCCTGCTATACCTCAATCAGCCGGTGGACGCGGCGGCGCGGTTCCTTAACGGCGTGGACTGGCGGGCATGTGCGACGGATCGGGCCGAGCTGCTGGGGAAACGCTGCTACCTTGGCCTAGACCTGTCCAGCACCACCGACCTGACCGCCCTGGCGGCATACTTCCCCGAGACCGGCGACGTTCTGAGCTGGTTCTGGTGCCCCGCTGACGACCTCGACGAGGCCGAGCGGCGGGACCATGTGCCCTATCAGCTATGGGCGCGGCAGGGGCATATCGAGGCCACGCCGGGCCGCGCGATCGACAAGCGGTTCGTGGTGCATCGCATCGGGGAAATCGTGGCCGACTATGACGTGGCGGCTTGCGCCTTCGACCGCTGGCGCATCGACGAGGTGCAGCGCCTTCTCAGCGACGAGGGCATCAAGCTGCAAATGGAACCCTGGGGACAGGGGTTCAAAGACATGTCGCCCGCCCTCGACGCCCTCGAAACGCTGGTGTTGCAAGGCCAGCTCAAGCACCCCTCGCACCCCGTCCTCGACTGGTGCGTGTCCAACACCACCACACTGAGCGACCCGAGCGGCAACCGGAAGCCCGCCAAGGACCGCTCGACGGGCCGGATTGACGGGCTGGTGGCCCTCAGCATGGCCGTGGGGCTGGCGGCGCGGACGCCGGGCAAAAAGCGCAGCGTCTATGCCGACCGGGGCCTGTTTCAGGTGGCAGTCTGAAAGATTGATAGCATCGCTAGCATGTGCTAGCATTGTTTCACCTAGGCAATGCTCATGAGCACAAGGACTATCGAGACATGAAACTGCACGAGCTGAAAGAGAAGCGGGCGCAGGCCGTCGCCAAGATGCGCAGCCTCACCGACAAGGCGGAAGCCGAAACCCGCGACCTGTCCGACACCGAGGACACCGAGTTCCGCACCCTCAAGGACGAGGTGGCCGGGCTGGACCGGCAAATCGAGCGGGCGCAATTCCTGGCCGAGGCCGAGCGCAGCGCCCCGGCGATCACCACCCAGAACGGCGACGGACGGTTCGAGGACCGCGCCCGCGACTTCTCGCTGGTGCGCGCCATCAACGCCCAACTGGGCGAGGACGTGGACGCCGGGTTCGAGCGTGAAATCAGCTCCGAGGTGAAGCGGCGCAGCGGGCGCAAGTTCCAGGGCATCGCGGTGCCCGACGAGTTCTTCCACAAGCGGACCCTGACGACCGGCGGGGACGCGGCGAGCCTCTATCCCGAGCGCCACCGCGCGGACCTGTTCATCGACATGCTGCGCGACCAGCTTGTGACCGGACGCCTTGGCGCGACCGTGCTGGACAACCTGCAAGGCGACCAGGACATCCCGAAGCAGATCGGCAGTTCGACGGCGCAGTGGGTTGCCGAGGACGGGGCCATTACCGAGACCGACGCGGACTTCGACGACGTGAGCATGTCGCCCAAGACCGTGGGCGCGATCACCTCCTATTCGCGGCGCACCCTCATCAACGCGGCCCCGAGCATCGAGCAACTGGTGCGCAACGACCTTGCCGCCGTGGTGGCGAACGCCATCGACCTGGCGGCGATCACGGGCGACGGCACCGGCAACACCCCGGTGGGGGTTGTCAATCACCCCGACGCGGCATCCCTCACCATGGGCACCCCGAGCTGGGCCGAGATCCTCGACTTCATCGCCACGGTTCAGACCGCGAACGCGGACCTGGGCAGCATGGGCTGGACCATGAACCCCAAGGCCGTCTCGACGCTGCGCGGCACCCTCAAGGAATCCGGGGACGCTGGCGCGGGCTATCTCATGGCCGAGCCGGGCAACCTGGCGGGCTACACGGCCGTTCCGACCGCCGCCCTTCCGACCGTCACCGGCACCCCCGACACCACCAGCGTGGTGTTCGGCGCGTGGTCGCAACTCATGATCGGGTATTGGTCCGGCACCGACGTGCTGGTGAACCCCTATGAGAGCGCCGCCTACAGCCGGGGCCGGGTGCTCATGCGCGTCATGCGCGACGTGGACGTGGCCGTGCGGCACGGCGAGAGCTTCGCCTTTGCCAGCGACCTGGCCGTGTAATGACCGAGCGCAGGCCCGCCCTAGAGCTTCGAGCGCGTGGGGGTAACACCCCGCGCCTTGAAGGCTATGCGGCAGTGTTCGACAGCCCGTCCGAGGACTTGGGCGGGTTCGTCGAGTTCGTGCGCCCCGGCGCGTTCAAGCGCAGCCTGGCGGGCAACAAGGCCGACCCCATGGCGCTGGTGCATCACCTTCCGCACCTTGTCCTGGGGCGGCGATCCGCTGGCACCCTCAAGCTGGCCGAGGACAGGCGCGGCCTGCACTTCGAGGTGGACATGCCCGACACCGCGACCGCCCGCGACCTGCTGGTGAGCGTCGAGCGCGGCGACATTCGCGGCGCGTCCTTCGCCTTCAGCATCGCCCCGCAGGGGGACCGCTGGCAGGTGCAGGGGGAACAGGTGACGCGCGACCTTCTCGACGTGGACCTGCACGAAATCACCATCACCGCGACCCCGGCCTATCCCGACACCGAGGTGGCCCGCAGGACGCTGGCATCGCTCAAGGCACCCCGCCGGGTTGCCCTCGCCCGCAGGTATCTGGACACGCTATGAACCTTCTGAGCCGCATCCTGTCACCCCGCACCGCAACCCGCAGCGCATCCCAGCCGACGAGCTGGGACCACCTGGCGGGCCGCGTGGCCGACGGCGATGTGGCCGTCACCCCGCCGCTGGCCGAGAACATGAGCGCAGTTTTCGCGGCGGTGCAGATCATTTCCGAGACCGTCGCATCCCTGCCCCTCATGGTTTACCGCGAGGACGACCAGGGGGTGCGCACGGCAACCCGGCAGCATCCCGTCTCCCGCATCTTCGCAGGGGACGCGAACGACTGGCAGACCGCCCCCGAGTGGATCGAGACCATGACGGCGCATTGCCTGCTGAGGGGCAACGCCTATGCCGAGATCGTGCGGGACAACCGTGGCGCACCCGTGGCGCTGGTGCCCTTCCACCCCGACCATGTGCGCGTTGTGCAGATCCCCGAGAGCGGACGCTTGCGCTATGAGGTGACGACACCCCACCGGGGAACCCGCCGCCTTCTGGCCGACGAGGTGCTGCACCTCAAGGACCGCTCCGACGACGGCATCCTGGGCAAGAGCCGCCTGCACCGGGCGCGTGAGACCTTCCAGACCGCCATGGCCGTGGAACGGTTCGCAGGCTCGACCTACCGCAACGGCGCGGCCCTCAGCGGGGTTGTGACCCACCCCGACCAGATCGGCCCGGAAGCGGCCAAGACGCTGCGCGAGAGCATCGAGGCCCTGTATCGGGGCAGCTCCAACGCGGGGCGCATCGGGGTGTTCGAGGAAGGCATGAGCTGGACGGCGCTTTCCGTCTCGCCCGAGGACGCGCAAATGCTGGAATCGCGCCGGTTCAGCATCGAGCAAATCGCCCGCATGTTCCGCATCCCGCCGCCCGTCCTGGGCGACCTGTCCAACGGCAGCTATTCCAACGTGACCGAGCTGGGCCGCTGGTTCGCGGGGCACACCATCCGCCCTTGGCTGGTGAAGTGGGAACGGACCATCGAGCGGGCGCTGTTCTCGACCGAGGGCCGGCGCGTCCATCACGTCGAGTTCGACATGGACGAGCTGCTGCGCGGCGACATGCTGACCCGCTTCCAGGCATACCGCATCGCCCGCGAAATCGGCGTCTACAATGCCAACGAGCTGCGCGGCTTCGAGCGGCAGAACCCCCGCACCGACGACGAGGCCGACACCTACTTGTCGCCCATGAATATGCAGCCCGAGCAGAAGGGAGCGCCGAAGGAAAATGAGTGACGACCTGAAAATCTATGCCGTCTCGCATGTCCGCACCTGCACCGTGAAAGGGGAACCCCGCACGGTTATCTGGGCGATCACGTCAGGCGACGAGACCCGGCACTACAGCCTCGATATTGACGACTTCGTGGGGCTGACAAAGCAGATGCAGGCCGACGCGCACCTGCTGCTGGACGGACCCGTCGGGCATGGCTGAGGTTGTCGGCATCACCAGGGTTTCGGGCGCGACCCCGAACAAGAAGGGGCACACCATCCTGGCGTTCTTCGACCTGCAATTGCCGGGGGTGCTGCTGAAAGGCTGCGCCCTTGTGCGATACAAGAACGGCAACGTGGTGAGCTGGCCCCCGAAGATCGAGGACCGGCCCCACCCCAAGCGCCGGGTGCTGTTCACCGACGAGGCCATGGCGCGGGCCATCACCGACAAGGCCGTGACGGCGTTCTATGCCATGGGCGGGACCGACGCCGAGCTGCACCCCGCCGTGGGGTGCTAGCTGGGGTGCGTCACAGGAACGGGCTGTTCTCGACTTCCTCGACCCGCTCGACGATCACCCCGACCCGCTTCCCCGCAGGATCGAAATGGCGGGACTTCACCTGATAGGCCACGGGCAGCTCGCCCTGCATCCGCTCATAAACGAAATCACCGACAGCGGGGACCGTTGCGGCAGCTTCCATGTCCATGTTGCGCATTTCCGCAGGATCGTAGGCCCCGCCGGGGTTCGGGACGTAGAAAACGACGTAGAGGGGTTCGGGGGTATCGCGCAAAGGCATGGGGTGTTCCTTGGGTTGTTCGGTCCCCCGCAGCATAGCTTGCGCGGCCTATGGTGGACAACCGAAGGGTGACGGGCACCCCACATGAGGCGCTTAACATAAAACCCGTTGTCGGACTCGCCATGCCCTAGACGCGAAAACACCCCGCGCGGCAACCCGTTGCGGGGTGTTCCTCATTCTCAGCATCCCACACGGCAACCCGCGCCGGGGTGCCCCGCTTTAAGTGTTGCGTTCACGACCACGGCATCTTAAACACAACACTTATGAGCAAGGGCTACGGGAAATTGCAGCGGGCCATCCTCGACGTGTTCGAGGACAAGCCCGACGAGCTGCTGGACACCATCACAATCGCCGCGCTGGCCTATGGGCAGAACCCCATCACTAAGGCGCAGGCATCATCGGTGCGCCGCTCTTTGCGCAAGCTGGTGGACGCGGGCGAGGTTGTGGACCTGGGCCGAAGCTGGCGGGGTGCGCGACGACGGTTCGCCCTGCCCGAGAAGGCCGAGGACTATCAACGGCGCGTAGAAAAGACATTCGGGCCGCAGGGGGCACCATGAGCGACACCAGGCAATTCAACGTCCGCATCCCCGACGAGGCCCGCGACGTGCTCACCCGCATCGCCACCCGGCTGCGCGAGGACGACAAGTTCGCGGCCCGGCTCACGGCGTTCATGGACACCCTCGACGACCCGACCGCCGACGACAGCCTGGCCGAGCGCGTGGCCCGCATCGAGGCCCGGCTGGACGCCATGGGCGGCGACCAATTGTCTACGCGCGTAGATGATGTTCAGGGCATCCCGACCGACACCCCGCACCGGGATGCGCCGTCACAACCCGACACCCCGGCCCTGACGACCGGCGAGGGCAGGGGCCGCAGACTGACGACAGCGGGCGAGGTGGAGGTGGAACGGCGCATCGAGGCCGGGGAGACTGACGACACCATCGCCACGGCGCTGGAAGTGTCCAAGAACACCGTCCGGGCGCGGCGCAGGAAGATCGACGAGCGGCTGCTATGAGCACCCCACCGACCAAGAAGCGGGCCGACCGCCGCCCCACCCTTACCGTGAAGGGGGACGCCTTCACCCCCGAGTTCCGGGCCGTCATCAACAAGGCCGCGAAGAAGAAGGGGCAGACGCAAGCCGAGTTCGTGGCCGAGGTGCTGGACCGGGAAGCCCGCCGGGTTCTCAGCGGCACCCCCGAGGACAACCCACAGGACGCTGCGCCGCCGCCCGCCGTCGTCGAGCGCATGGAAAAGACCGACGAGAAGGTGGCCGAGCTGGCCGACCAGGTGCGCCGCCTGACCGAGCTGCAACAGCGCAGCCTATGGCAGAAATTGCGGGGTGCCTTCCGGTGAGCCGCAAGAGCTTGAGGGCACACACGACGCCTAGGGCGCGTCACACTTGCGTCAACAAGAGGAACAGCGCATCATAAACGACGAAACCCGCCCCTGTTGGCGCAGGGAACGGGCTTCAAAATAGCAATGCTGGTGGCTCAGCGATGCGGATTGGCTAAGGAATGGTAGAACACCATCGAAGAACCCGCAAGAGCGTTGAAGCCCACCGGCCCGATAAGAGGGACCGAGTAGGACATGGGACTTTTCGCTGAGTGGCAACCCCGATACGCCCATGAGGGCGTTGCCACGTTCCCGCTGCTGATCGAGGGCAAGACCAAGAAGCCCGCGACCAAAGGCTACGCCCGCACCGGGCTAAAGGGTTCTGAGCAATTGGCGCTCAAGTTCCCCGATCTGGACGCCTTCGCCTTCATGGCAGGCAAGCGCAACGGCATCACCGTGGTGGACATCGACAGCCCCGACGACGAGGACATGCTGCGCGACGTGCTCAGGCGCTACGGGGACACACCGCTAATCAGCCGCACCGGCTCCGGGGGCTTCCATTGCTACTACCAGCACGGGGGCGAGGACCGGAAAATCCGCATCGACCCCACTATGCCGGTGGACCTGATCGGGGGCGGGGTGCTGGCCGCACCCCCGTCCAAGGGCAGCCGGGGTAACTACGGATGGATTCGCGGGAACGTCGCGGATCTTCACCGCCTGCCCTTCATCCGCTCCGACGCGGGCAGGCCCGAGGTGCAACGGGCCGTCAAGCGCGAGCTGGTGCAGGAAGGCAACCGCAACCGCGCCTTGTTCGAGCACCTGATGCGCCAAGCGCGGCACGTCGATACCTTCGACTCCCTGCTGGACGTGGCCCGGACCTTCGCAGACGACCAGTTCGCGGTGCCCATGGCCGACGACGAGCTGGTGCAGACCGCCAAGAGCGCATGGGGCTATGAGACCACCGGCAAGAATAGGTTCGGGCAGGCTGCAACCCTCAGCATCACGCATGAGCGCATCGACCAGGTTCTACCCTTGGGGGCCGACGCGGTGGCCCTGTTCATCTATCTGCAACGCCGCAGCAACCATCGGGAAAACCTCATCGTCGCGAACGACATGTGCAAGACCATGCCGGACGGGGAGTGGCCTAGAAAGCGGTTCGCCAAAGCGCGGCAGGCCCTCATCGACAACGGCATCCTAAAAGAGACCCGCCCCGCATCCACCTACCACGGCCCCGCCACCTATGCGTGGTAAGGGTGGCCGAAATTGACCACCTATACTAACAAACACCCTTCTCCCTCTTAGGGGGCAGGGGGAGAGACAGGGAGGCGACGACGCCATGGCCGCCGAAATCCACCAGCTACCGAGGTTCGAGGGCGAGCGACCGCGCCGGTTGCCCGCCTCTGGCGAGGAAGTTCCTTACACCGACGCCCTGCGCATTCTGAGCGAACGGGCGAATGAATGGCGCGACCGCATCCAGGCCGTGCTCGACGACGGCCCGCACTTCGTGCGCGAGGACGGGCGCGACCATATCATGATGGACGGGGCGACCTTGCAGGCCATGGGCGAGGACATGCAGGCCCTTGCCAAGCATCTGCGCCAAATGGCGTCGCTGATCGACGAGGACCAAAAATGACCGACGCGGCAAATACCGAAATCGACCGCTTCTATGAGCTGGTGCAACTTGAGGGGCACACGACGGCCCGCGCCGCCGCCGCGCTGGTAAGTGAAGGATACCCGGAACGCGGCACCGCCTTCTGGCAGGCCGAGCGCCGCCGGTTCAACGCTGAAATGCGCCAGTTCGAGCGTGAGCTGGCCGAGTGCATCACCCCTGACGGCGAAATCGTCGGTTTCCGTGAATAGTCCCTGCTGGGGAAGAGGAAGGGGGGGAGAGAGGTGTTTGTTAGTATAGCTGGACGGAATCGACCACCCTTCTCGGGAAACATCGCTAGCACATGCTAGCAAACTCGCCCGGCGCGTGATATGTTTGGGGCATGACGTATCAGCGCCTCGACCTCATCACCGCCCCGGCTTCTCAGCCTGTCACCTTGTACGAGGTGAAGGCGCACACCCGCGTGGACTTCGACGACGACGACATGCTGCTGGTGACCCTCATGGACGCGGCCATCGAGCACGTCGAGACCATCTTGGGGCGGCAGCTCATGAGCGCCACCTATGAGCTGCACCTGGGCGGCTTCCCGGCTGGCA